TATTTAGATTTGCAACAATTTCTGATGGTGAATCAGCAAATAGTGAAGTTAAAATATCATTAGTTAATATGTCATTTTCAAACCAAACATTTGATGTATTGGTTAGAGATTTCTTTGATAGTGATGCAAATCCTGTTGTTTTAGAAAAATTCACAAATTGTTCTATGAACCCAAACAGTAATTCATTTATTGGTGTGAAAATAGGTACAGTTGGCGGTGAATATACATTAAACTCTAAATATATAATGGTTGAAATGAACGAAGATGCTCCGATAGACGCACTTCCTTGTGGATTCCAAGGTTTCAAATTTAGACAATATGGAACATCTCAATCACCATTCCCTATTTATAAAACTAAATATGACTATCCGGGTGAGGTAGTGTTTGACCCACCATTTGGTAACGCTTCAGGTGGTAATGTAACACAATCAAGTCCTGGTGATAATGTTCGTAGAACTTATTTAGGTATTTCTACAGGATACGGTGCGGGTTACGATGTTGATTTCTTTAATTATAAAGGAAAACAACTTCCATTAGATTTATGTAAAGTAAGTGATTACGCGGAATGGAATGTTCAAACAAGAGGTTTCCATATGGATATAAATGCGGCATCAATCGTTTATCCGGGAACAAATAAACCAGAATTCTTTGTTGGTTCAGCACCTTTCGTTACAGACCCTGATAGTACGGCAAACCCATACTATAACATTTATGCACGTAAATTCTCATTATTAGTACAAGGTGGTTTTGATGGTTGGGATATCTATAGAGAATCAAGAACTAACACTGATAATTTCAGAATAGGTCAATCTCAATTCTTAAAAGGTTTCTGTCCGGACTTTAGATACCCTACAGCAACAGGTTGGGGAGCATTTAAACAAATAACAGTTGGTCATAATACTCAAGATTGGGCAAATTCTGATTATTACGCATACTTATTAGGTCAACAAACATTCTCAAACCCTGAGGCTGTAAATATTAATTTATTTGTAACACCTGGTATTGACGCTGTTAATCACGGTGACTTAGTTGGTAGTGCTATTGAGATGATTGAATACAATAGAGCGGATTCATTATATATTTGTACAACACCTGATTACCAAATGTTTGTACCATCAACAACTAATCCAACGGATTTAATTTATCCACAAGAAGCTGTTGATAGTTTAACTGATATTGACTCTAACTATACTGCAACATATTACCCTTGGATTTTAGTAAAAGATAGTGTGAATAACACACAAATCTATTTACCACCAACAGGTGAGGTTGTTAAAAACTTGGCGTTAACGGACAACATCGCATTCCCTTGGTTCGCAGCTGCGGGTTACACAAGAGGTATTGTAAACGCTATTAAAGCGAGAAAGAAACTTACTCAAGAAGATAGAGACGTACTTTATCAAGGACGTATTAATCCAATTGCGACTTTCTCTGACGTTGGAACAGTAATTTGGGGTAATAAAACTCTACAAGTAGCTCAATCAGCTCTTGATAGAATAAACGTTAGAAGATTATTACTTCAAGCTCGTAAATTGATTTCAGCGGTATCTGTAAGATTATTGTTTGAACAAAACGACCAAAAAGTAAGACAAGACTTCTTAAACGCGGTTAACCCTATCTTAGATGCAATCAGAAGAGACAGAGGTTTATATGATTTCCGAGTAACAGTTTCTTCAGACGCTGCTGACTTAGATAGAAATCAGTTAACAGGTAAGATTTATATCAAACCAACCAAATCGTTAGAATTTATAGATATCACATTCTATATTACTCCAACCGGAGCATCTTTCGAGAATATATAATAATAAAAATTATGACCCATTATAATAGTGGGTCATAATTAAGCCTTAATTTAAATGTATGTTAAAAAATAAAATAGTCGAAGGTATTGATGAAACGGGAGCACCGGATGAAAAATATTACGCATTTGATTGGGATGATAATATTGTCTCAATGCCAACTAAAATATTGTTAAAAGATGAAGAGGGGGATACTGTAGGAATGTCAACCGAAGATTTTGCCACATATAGAGAAGAGATTGGTAAAGAACCTTTTGAGTTTGACGGGCATAAAATTGTTGGTTTTTCCGACCAACCATTTTTTTATTTTGGTGTTAATGGTGACAAACAATTTATTATAGATGCTATGACGGCTAAACCAGGTCCTGCTTGGGATGATTTTGTTGAGGCAATTAATAATGGTTCTATATTTTCAATTGTTACCGCAAGAGGACATACACCGTCAGTTATAAAAGAGGCTTGTTATAATTATATCATTTCTAATTATAACGGTATAGATTCAAATGAATTAGTTAAAAATTTAGAAAAATATAGAGATTTAAATGATGAAGACAGCATTTCTAAAAGAGAAATGATTAGAGAATATTTGGATTTATGTAAATTTTACCCTGTAAGTTATGGAGAAGGTTCCGCAACTAATCCGGAGGAAGGTAAAATTAAAGCGTTAAAAGAATTTGTGGGGTATGTTAAAGAAATGTCTAATTATATTCAAAAGAAGGCGTTTTTAAAAAATAAAATAAGTAATTATTTTGTCCCTAAGATTGGATTTTCAGATGACGATTTAAAAAATGTGGATGTTGTAAAAAAACATTTTGAGCAAGACCCAGAGAATATAATTAAAACATATTCAACAGCAGGAGGAATAAAAAAAGAATATTAAAATAATTATTATAATAAAAACTATTTAATAAATAAAAACTATAAAATAAATATTAATATAAAAACTAGGATTTCTAGAATGATAAATATTTTAATTTTAAAAGTCAAGTGATAAAATTTAAATAGGTTATATTTATAATAAACAAGATAAAAAATAAAATTTAAAAAACAAATAGACAATGGCTGATTTATTAATGAAAATGCCCATACCGTATGAACCAAAAAGACAAAATAGGTTTATTGTACGATTCCCTTCAGCTTTAGGGATTAACGAATGGTTCGTAGAATCGGCTGCTAGACCACACGTAACTATAACTCCGGTGGCGATACCTTTCTTAAATACTGAAACATATGTTGCAGGACGTTTTGTTTGGAGTACTATACCAGTTAAATTTAGAGACCCAATTGGACCTTCTGCGTCTCAAGCTCTTATGGAGTGGGTTCGTTTATGTGCGGAGTCTGTAACAGGACGTATGGGATACGCAGCGGGATATAAAAAGAATGTTGACCTTGAAATGTTAGACCCAACAGGTGTTGTTGTGGAAAAATGGATTTTGGAAGGTTCTTGGTTAAGTGATGTTAACTTTGATGCTTTACAGTATAGTTCAGATGCTTTAGCGACTATCAGTGCGACATTAAGAATGGATAGATGTATTTTAGTATACTAATATTATTATAAAATAAAAATTAATCCCACATTAGTGGGATTTTTTATTTATAATACTTTATATAAATTTTTAACTAACTATTATTTATAATAAAAACAAAATTATATGGAACAAGATATTGTAAACGCTGGAACCGAAAATTTCAATTTACCACACGATGTTGTGCAATTACCTTCAGGGGGGATTTTTTATAAATCAAAAAAGAAATCAATAAAAGTAGGTTATTTAACTGCAACAGATGAAAACTCGTTAATGTCGGGTCAAGGAACTAATGATAATATTATTATGTCATTACTTAGAAATAAAATGTATGAACACGACCTAAGACCGGAAGAGTTAATTGACGGGGATGTTGAAGCGATTTTATTATTCTTAAGAAATACATCTTTTGGTCCTGAATATACTGTAAGTTTAACTGACCCTCAAACAAAAAAACCTTTTTCACATTCGGTTATTTTGGATGAATTAGATATTAGAAAAACTGAAGTTAAACCGGATGAAAATGGATTATTTACAACAAAATTACCAAAATCAGGTGTTACTGTTAAATTAAGACCATTAACATACGCAGATACTTTGGAAATAAGTTCAATAGTTGATACTTATCCTGTTGGTAGAACAGCACCAATAGTAACACTTAGATTAATGAAACATATTGTGGAAGTTAATGGTGATTCCGATAAATCAAATATTGCGATATTTGTAAGTACCCTACCGATTATGGATTCAAAATATATCCGTAAATTTATTAGAGATAACCAACCATCGTTAGAATTAACGAGAGCCGCAATCGCCCCATCAGGAGAAAAGATATCATTTGAGATATCGTTTGGGGTGGAGTTTTTTCGGCCTTTCTTCTAATCACAGACAACTTCTGATTGAAGAATATTACTTTATGGCGAAATTTATTAGAACTTCATATACTGAATTCTTTCAAATTCCGACATATGTTAGAAAATACCTTATAGATAGGATAATTGAAGATAATACACCAAAGACGTAATTTAAAACTACTCTTTGGTGTATTTATGTATAAAACACATTTGTTATGGCAGGAGAAGAAACCGGTGGAATAGGTGATATGGCGGGAAAAATGGGAAAAGAATTAGGTAAAGCATTTACCGATAATTTTAACCCCGCTGTTATTCTAGAGACATTAAGACAAGTTGATGATGGTGCGGCTAAAGTATTAGGTACGTTTGGTGCTAGTAGAGAGGCGGTTGCGGCTATTAGACAAAACCTTGCGAATGCGATTCCGGATGTTACTGAATTAGGTGGTGGTTTTGAAGAAATTCTTCGAATCCAACAGGATGTCTCATCAACATTAGGAAAAAATTTAGTTTTATCTACCGACGCTTTCAAAGAGATGTATTCAACAATGAAGGCTTCCGGTCAAGACGCATCAACAATTACTAAATCGTTTAAAGATGTTGGTATATCTGTTTATGATGCCACAAAACAAATGGGTGATGTTGTTAATATTGCAAGAGCGTCCGGTGTCAACGCAAGTGCGGTTTCAGGACAGGTGCTACAAAATATGGAGGCTCTTAACAAATATAATTTTGAAGGGGGTGTTCAAGGATTGGCAAAAATGGCCGCACAAGCAACGAGTTTAAGAATTGATATGAAAGATTCGTTGGCTTTTGCAGAAAAAGTTTTTGACCCTGAAGGTGCTATTAATATGGCCGCGTCAATGCAACGATTAGGTGTTGCTCAAAGTGATTTGTTAGACCCATTAAGAATGATGGACTTAGCTCAAAATGACCCTGGAGAGTTACAAAACCAAATTGCCAAAATGTCCCAACAGTTTGTTCAATTGAAAAAAGACGGAACCGGTTTTGAGATTATGCCGGGAGCTAAACGTCAAATGAGAGAGATTGAAAAAGAAATGGGATTACCATTAGGTCAATTATCTAAAATGGCGTTAGCAAGTGCGGACTTAGACGATAAGATGAAAAAAATCAAGTTTCCTGCGGCTACTGATGAACAAAAGACTATGATTGCCAATATGGCGGAAATGAAAGGTGGTCAATATGTTGTTAATTTTACAGATAAAGATGGTAAAGCTCAAGAAAAGGCGGTATCTGAATTAAATCCTGACGATATGCTGGCTTTGGTTGAGGCGTCAAAACCAAAAAGTATGGAGGAATTGGCTAAAGGTCAATTAAATACTTCAGAAAGAATTGCGGGTATTTTAGAAGGTATGTCAAAAAGACTGCCGGCAGCCATTGCGGGAAGTAGAGGTGGTAAAGCGATTACTGAAGCACCAAGAGAAATAGTTGAAGGGTTAGGAACCGTAACAAAAGGTATTACGTCTAAAAAAATTGGTCAAGGTTTGGATGAAACAACAGATATTGCTTTTGATGTTTTAAATAAATTTGCAAAAGGAACGGGGACAATGGCGGACGTTACAGAGTCTTTCTCTAAAATTAGTGAAAACACTAAAACAGCTTTTGGAAGTACTTGGACAGAGGCAATGAGTAATGCAAAAATAGCTACCGATAATTTAAGTAAATCTCAAAATGGTCTTATTCAACTACTTAATTCGGTTTCAGGAAATGGTGTTACTGGTGCTGCGGTTAAACCAACAACATCAAATGGAGTGCAAAAACTTAAAGTTGATGATTTTATAATTGAAACACACAAACAAGATGAATTGAAATTGGTTGGTGGTACTAACTTAATGGGTGATAAATCAGGTGGAAGTCAAGGTAGTTCAGAACCTACAGTAGTTAAACTAGAGTTTAGTGTTGATGTGAAAGGTGGTAATATGACTGAACATCAATTTATGGAAGTATTAAGTAAAACAGGTGTTAAGGAACACTTAGCTCAAACTATGACTAAAACAATGGGTGATAGTGTTAGACTTAATCATAAAAAATAACTTTAAAAAATAGGTGAGTACCTATTTATAATAAAAGAATAAAATATGCCAAATAGCCCATTATCATTTGCGTCTACATCATCGTTTAGAAACGCTTTATTAAGTAAAAACTTATCACCATATGGTGTTACTGGTGTTTATTCTCCATCATCATCGGATTTAGACACTGAAACTGTATTAAGTGCGTTTAATGTAATTGATTCACCAAATGAATTAATTGCGGAAGATACTTTTGCTGCTCAACTTTATCCATTAAATCAGTTTGGACCTAATGAAGGGTACAATACAACAATAGATTATAATGGAGCACCGTTACCGGTAAATTCAAATCAGGGAGAATATAGTCCGGATGATACGGCTTTGGATTTAGTAAATGAATTTTTTATTGATAGTGCTTATGTAAGTAATTATTTTGGTCCTATTGGGGGTTATAATGATATGGTTGACATAACCAATGATAGTAGTCTAGGGTCTCCATTACATATACCTTACAATTCAAATTTTGTACCTTCAACATATTCTCCGTATAGTATTTTATTAAGTGATAATCCCGATGGTGATAACGGTTCGTTATCTCAGGATTCATATATGGCTAGATTAGCCTCTCAAAAATTAAAAGAATCTTTCCAATATAGAATTGATAGAGAAATTTCTATTAATACTGTTGGGATGGTTAATTTACAATCATTACAAGACCCTTTTGAGGCGAGTTTACTTATTTCGGGACAACAACCTTTAATATATAAAGATTGGACAATTACAGTACCTGAAAACCCTATTGTGGGTGTGGTTGATTTAGTAACTAAGTTAGCCGGTGCGTATTGGCCGGTTTCATTAATTCCGGGAGATTATTTTGACGATAATACAAAAAATGGTCAAACACCTCAAACTTCAAATGCGTTAAATGTTGCAAATCAATTAACGGGGGGTTTATTATCACCAATATTAAATAAAAAAAGAAATCCTTCTGAAATATTTTTAGCTAACACTGGAAATGGTCAAAGGTCGTCATTATTTAATAATATTGAATATAATAGATATCAACCTGCGTATAATGGTCAATATGGTGGATTATTAGGTATTGGTCAAGCAATATTTGATGCGGTGTTAAATAGTAACGGAACTTTAACCGGTGGTTATTATGTTGGTAGTAAAACTGCGGAACCATCTTCAATAACATCACCAGCTAATCAAGTTCCGGTAAACGCTTTTGGCCAACAAACGGATGCACCGGTGTATGGACCTTCTGAAATAGGTATTTTATTTGAAGGAAACTCTGACTTACTTAATTTTGGTTTAGCGGCTAAATCGTCAAGTGATGGTGGTGGTCTCGATGGTGAATTTGTTTGGACATCACCAAAATATAAAGGTGCCGCAGGGTATCACGCAACACCTGGTGGTGGACAAGGGTCTGCCGATGACGGATTCAATTTAATTAGTAGTAATTATACTCGAGATGAATCAACAAATGTTGAGTTTAAAAAAACATCAATTTTAGATGAGACTCAAAGGTTAGTAAATTCTGCAGATAATGTTCAAGGTATTACAAGACTAAAACACGTTGGAAACGCGATTAATCAAGTTAGTAAGGTATTCCACGATGGTTATAAAGAAATGACTAAAGGTTCACAAGTTGTGTCTTATACAGACCAAACAACCGGTGGTGAGGCAGGTATTGAGTATTGTAGAGTATTCACAAAAGATACACCATATTATACTTATGCTGATTTACAAAAAACGGAAGGTATAACAACATCAGGAAGAAGATTTACAAATTCTGTCTTAGATAATACGTATAACCTTAATATTGCACCTATGAGAAATCCTGGCTCAACAAATATTGTTCCGGATAAAGACGAATCGTTTGATTTGTTGGGTAGTGGTCAAGGTGGTTATGCAAAAAAATATATGTTCTCAATTGAAAATTTAGCTTGGAGAACATCAAGTAAGCCTGGTTTTACTTATGATGAATTACCTGTTTGTGAAAAAGGACCAAACGGGGGTAGAGTTATGTGGTTTCCACCATATGAACTTTCTTTTACTGATAGTAGTACCGCAAGTTGGAATCCGACATCATTTTTGGGTAGACCCGAACCTATTTTTACATATAAAGACACTAGAAGAAGTGGTACGTTAAGTTGGAAGATTATTGTTGACCACCCTTCTATTATGAATACGATTGTTGAAAAACAATTAAAAGGTCAGAAAAAAGATAGAATTAATTCAATAATGGATTCATTTTTTGCTGGTTGTGTGAAATACGATATTTACAAATTAGCTCAAAAATTTAACACAATTCCGATTAAGGATTTATATACTTATCAAAAAATATTAACAAACCCAAAAGTGAATGAGAGTCAAGTTAAGGCTGTTATTGATGAAAAAGGTGACGCAAATACTATTAATAATAAAGAAACACCACAAACAAATCAGGACACAACGATTGCGGATTTCCAAAATAGATATAAAGAATTTGCGTTTTATTTTGATAATGATATACCGGGACCACCTAAAAAAGGTTCGACGACCGCAAGTACTTCTTATCTTAGTGATTACAACACTTATGTTGATAATATGAATATTGGTAGATATCAAGCGATGGCTGATGGAATATTTAATCCTGGTTCAAGTAGTAAAAATACGACAGAATTTTTTAAAAATGTAATAATTGAAAATTTTAAATTTATCACACAGGGGGAGAAAAACTTCTTTACGGACGCTCTTAATATTCTAAAAAATAAAAAAGGTTCTATAGTTATTGATATGATTGCTTCGGCATCGGCACCGGCATCAAAAAGTTATAATGTGGATTTGTCTAAAAGACGATATGATTCGGTTATTAATTTTTTAAAGACATTTCCTGTTGGGGCGGACACATTAGCAAAATATATAGACGACAAATCATTAACAATTAATACTGTTGCCGCGGGTGAGACAATTTCTATACCTGTTAGTCCATTGGGTTTAGGTGCTCAAGTTAATTGTACTGATAATATTACCGCACAAATAACTCCTAACGAAGCGACTAATAAAGTTGCTCAAGTTTTTTCGGTAAATGCGATGGCTTGTAGACGTGTTAAAATTCAAAATATTAAAGTAACTCCATCTCCAACACCAACACCATTACCGGAACCACCTAAAGTTGTTCCACCAACAACAGGGTCAACTAAACCTGTTGAACCAATTGTTACAATACAACAAAAAATTAAGGAAGGTATTACTAAAAAAATTATTAGACAAATGTTGTCTGAATGTGATTATTTTGAGGCAATTAAGGAGAGTTCTCCAATGGTCTATGACTCAATACAAGATAAGGTTAAATATTTTAATCCAGCGTTTCACTCTATGACACCCGAAGGATTAAACGCTCGTTTAACGTTCTTAAATCAATGTGTTAGACCTGGTGAAACAATACCTGTTATTGGTACGGATGGTAAACCAAAGTATAATGATGCGTCAAATACGGCATTTGGTGCGCCACCTGTATTAGTATTGAGAATTGGTGATTTTTATAATACTAAAATTATTCCAAGTACGGTTAGTTTTAGTTATGAACCATTACTTCTTGATATGAATCCTGAAGGTATTGGTGTTCAACCAATGTTGGCTAAAGTGACAATGGCTTTTGATATGATTGGTGGTATGGGTCTTGCAAAACCTGTTGAAGAATTACAAAACGCTCTTTCATTTAATTATTATGCAAATACTGAGATATATGATGATAGAGCTACTGCTACTGAAGATACAAGTGCTTTAGACGCACAAATGGTACAGTCAATTGTTGGTTCTCAACCAACGGTAAGTTCAAATAGTGATAATAACCAACAAACAAATGATGCGGGTACAACTATTGGTGAAATAATGACTACGGTACCAAACGCTGAGGGTGATACGGGTGATATTAACTATAAATCAATAATGGATAAATTATTGGAAGTTACTAAAGAATATTACGCTAATATTGTTAATCAAGCTGAAAGTACAACAAAGTCTTATAATGACGGTATTTGGCAATTAATGTGTAAAACAAGACAATATATTAACGGGGAATTTACTATACCAAATCAAACTCAAAAGGTTACTATTTTTGGTAAACAATCGTTCCAATCAAGTGTTGATGAATTGTTTAATAGTGTAATTGCGGATATTGACAGTGGTTCAAATGTGTTAATCGTAGGGTTAAAGGCGTTACAATATAACGATGAAACAGTTATTAAACGTGTTAAAGACAATTTAAAAAAATATATTAACGATTATAAAGGTGATTTTAGTAATGGTATTACTCAAATAGGTAATAATATCACCCAACAAGAACAAACAATGGTTCAAGTGTTTAGAAAGGTTAATTTAGTAACAACATTAACCGATGGTCTTATTATTGATAATTTAGGTCCTAAAATATATAGTCTTTCAGGTACATCTGAGGTTGATAAATCAAGTGGTGGTCCACCTTCTAATACGTTTGAAGAACTATGGAGAGATTTTCAAAATGTGGGTGCTAGATTAATGAAATTTAATGATTTTATTAGTAATCCGGCTCAAGGAATTATACCGGGTAGTCCATATGATAAACCTGGTAGTTTTACTCCAAGTTCACCATCTTTTGGTACTGATTTACCGGATAAGAGTTTCTTTATGGTAATGGCTAGAATTTTCAGTGATAAAAATAAACTTCAAAGTTTTAAAACAACTATTATTTCGGGTGACTTATCTAAAATAAGTTCTCCAAGTAGTTTGACTAAACAATTTGATAAAATATGTGATACATTTAAAGATAGGGTGGATATAGAATTAGCCGCGGAATCTAAAAAATACGTTAGTATTAAGAAGAACTCTGACTATGTGGATTCATTTGTTAAAGGTAGTGCTTACAATAAAGGAAAATCACGTAAATTTACATATACAACAACACCGAACCCAACAACAATTGCAAAACAAAGTGCTGATTTACAATTATTGTATAAAGGTAATAACAATGGTGATAAAACTATTTGGACAGATAAAACACAATTTAATTAAAAATGGCGGGAAGACAAAATTACAACAGGTATAACGAATTTTTATTAAATGGGGCTCAAACTATTGTTCCCCACGTTCCGTTACCAAGTAAATCAACAGATAAAAGATATATCTATAAATTAGGACAATCTAGAATGGATAAAATCTCACAACAATACTATAACACACCTACATTTGGGTGGTTAATACTTGCGGCAAATACGGTATATGGGTGTGAAGAATGGTCTATTCCTGATGGTGCTATCTTGACTATTCCGTTTCCTTTAGTAGCTTCTCTACAAGATTATAAAAATGAATTAGATAATCACTTCTTTTATTATGGTAGATAAGTCAGAAAATATATTAGTAGAATTCGATTACAATAATATAACAATTATAGACCCAAATAAGGTTGTTGATAGTGATAAAAAAGTAAAAGAGAGATATGTTCGCCAAGAAGATTTGGTGATGTATGCAAACTTAGAGTGTAATTTATTACCAAGAACTAAGTTGGCAATTGGTACCGCAAATAATGACTCGATTAGAACAGTTTCTATTGCCAAGATTAATTTTTTAAATCCTGGTAATAAAGGTAAGTTAGATAATTCATATACTGACGAATTAACGGGTAAAGATACTATTAAAGGTAACGGTGTTAATCAACCAAAACTAAATTCAATACAGAACCCAAATAATAGTGATGATTACTATATAACCCAAACAATGAATTCAAATGGTAAGGCGGGTTCGGTTGATAATGGGTTATTAGGTATTGTATCAATTAATGTTCGTCAAGGGTTGGATTTTTTACCAACAATCTCTATGAGATTAGTGGACATTAAAGGAAGAGCCTTATTTGAAGGTGGGGATAACTCACCATACGCAGCTTTCTTTAATTTACCATATCCGTTGTTTTATTTAACAATTAAAGGTTACTACGGTAAAGCGGTTAGATTGGGGTTAATGTTACAAAACTTTACAACAACATACAATGCTGCGGATGGAAATTTCCAAGTAGATTTAACTTTTTATACTTACAAGTACACAGTATTAACTGAAGTTACTATGGGTGCGTTAATGGCAACACCACATATGTACCAATCAAGATTAAAAGTTCAAACAACTAAAGGTGGTGGTTCAAAATCAAAAGTTGAAGATTTAGTTGTTGAAAGAGGATATCAAAAAATTAGAGAATTGTATAGTGAATATAAATCAAAAGGTATGATACCTGATGATTTTCCGGAAATTACTTTAATGCAAATGAAAGAAAGAATTGAAAACTTTATTAAGAATATTCTTGATTCATTTACTAAACAAAATTTGGACCCGTTAACTGATTTAGACACTTATAATAGTAATTTACAGGACTATCAGGGTAATGTGTTTTATTATACACCACAATCTTGGTTTAATACCTATATGGATACTGAGAATTTTTTTATTTTAAAAACGGGTGGTTCGAGAGTTTACACATTTAAGGCAGAAATTAATACACCTCAAAAAAGAAGTGATGCAATAACCAAACTTAAAGGGTTAATTGATAAATATAATGCTTTATTATCCGGTAATAAAACTTGTGGAACAAAGGGTAAATATACTATTAATGGTAAGGAAACCCCTTGTAGTATACCAAGTGCTATTGAATATAAAGTGTTCACAAAACAAGTTCAAGGGAATGATATTGACTTTGTCGAATCGTATAAAGCGCAAAAAAAATCAAGTCAACCAACGGATTTAGATATTAGTAATTTTAAATCAGATTTAATTAAAAATAATATTTTTAATAGTTTAGACATAACAAATACCGATGGTAAGACACAAGTCAATTATGATTATTTTATTTTTGAGGGAACGGGTAAATTTGTAGATTTAATTGATAAAATCGGAAAAGATTTAAAAACAAAAAGAGAAGAGATTCAAGAAAAATTGACCATTGCGTTATCTGAATTATTACAGAGTAAAGACAATGGAATTGGGTTTGTCCCAACAATTAGAAACGTACTTGCGGTTGTTTTTGCCAATGGTGAGGCTTTCTTACGTTTAATGGATGATGTTCATACAAAAGCTTGGGAACAGAGAGATAACAAAATTAGAAAGAATGTTATCTTTAATAAACAAATTGCGGGAGCAAGTGCCGATAATAAAAATTCAGGAGATGATGTAAATCAACCTGTTTATCCTTGGCCTCAAGTTATTAAAGAAACAACAGGAGAAAATGGTCAAGAAAAATATGAATTAAGATATCCTGGTGATAATGATATAATTGGTGAGACTAAAGGTTTTTTAAATGATGTTTGGCCGGAAATTGAATTTGTTGAAGAATTTTTAAGAGCCTTTGTTCAGAGAGAAAGTCCACCATCTCCGGTGGCACCAACATCAAATAGTTTGACGGAGCCTAAGAGAGTTTCATTAAATGCTATTGAATTTCCGATTAGTAATGCGGTCTTTAATAATAAAGAAGATGTTAAATTTTTCTATGAAATATATGAAAGAGTTTATTTTAGTTCACATTATTCAAGATTAAGTAGAGCGACCAATAATGTGGGTGACACAAATAATATCACGAATATAATTGCGGACGGTGAAACAATTAATATTAAAAATAGTTTAGGTACGGATAACCCATTTTTAATTAAAAAATTAAAAGAGTATGGGTTTAATGGAACAAATTTTGAAAGTGTTTTAAAACAAATTTCAAATGAAGGAATTGGTGAGAGTTGGCAAAACTATATACGAGGTATTTTCAATACTGGGTATATTAAAAATATTGTTGAGAACGCCGGTTTTGAATTTATTAATTCGGACATTTTAATTGATAGTTTATCACAACCATTAGTTTCGTTAAATAACGAAGGTTTAGTTACTCAATATATAAGTAATTCAACAACATCTAACGATGTTGATTTAGAGGATACATACCCTTTCACAAATACAAAATGGATTCAGGGTGGATTGGCCAATGGTAGTAGTTTAGACTATAAATTGGCTTTTAATACTACTAAAGGGTTAACATATAATTTAAACAAAAAAATTATTTCAAATTTTACGGATACTCAATCAGTTGACACAAATAGACCAATAACAAATTTTGTTTATAAAACAATTGTTGCTCCGGTGGTGGATAAAACTAATTTAAGTAATTTCTATAGTACAAGGACTTATGATGTTCAATTACCAACAGAGGGTGATATTGTATACCATAATTATAGTGGAGGTGTAAGTACTTATCAAACAACATCAATGTTTAACACACCTTATTTTATTAACTCAATTCAAGAGGGTGTTAGTAAATTTAAAAATAATGACCAATACCCTTATGTATCGTCGGCATATTTGTTTTTAAATAGTTTACCATTAACGACTTTACGTGAAAAATCAAAAACATACGAAGGTGGAGCTAAAAAAGATTTAGATTACCTTTTTGCAACATTAAAGAAATTTGGTGCTGTTCATAAAATGCCATATGCTTGGGTATTGAAGATGGGGTCTATTTGGCATCGTTATAAGACATATGTTAATAATAATGTCGATATCTTAGATAATTGTTGGAAAAATTTTGATGCAAATTTAAATTACGACCCGGTTAGTTCTAATCCGACTAAAACATATACCGTTACTATTCCGGGACAAACCGGAGCGACTAGTATTGTGTTACAAAATACTGTTAATACAAGTTTCCCATTATTTTCTACAAATATTTCGGCGGACACAACAACAATTAATACTGGATTCTATCCAAAATTAATTAATGATTTTAATGTGTTTTATCAAGGGTTTGAAGTTTACTCAGGGTTTACTAATTCCGACATTCAGAATGGTTTTAACAAAGGGGTGACTTTAAATAGTGTTACAGATAGTGTAATTAATGGTTCAGTTGGTTCAACAGGTTACAGTCGATTTATTAAAGTAATTCCCTGGTCAGTATCAGTTAAGACACCGGATAAAGTTTCATCTTATATTATACCATCACAAGGTTCGTTACTTAATCAAACATTCAATGAGTGTTTTGCTCCTAATGGTAGTCTTAAAATTGAGGTTACCGGTAATACGTCTATGTATAATGGTTCTGTTAGGTTATTTTGGTCGGCACCGAACTATGGTTATTTTGACAATACTAAATTGGTTAAACCAACCCCTAGTCAATATTTAAAACAAGTATTTTCAGGTCAAAGTGCTCAACAAAATTATTCATTTAATGGTGTTAGTGATGATTACACAAATATTAGTGAAATGTTTTCAGTTTTTGAAAAAAACGTATTAGATAAGTTTGAGACTAAATTTTTAGAATTTTCTAAATCAATATATAGTTTTGATGAAGACGATTCAGAGGTAGATACGGAAACAGATAAGTCATTTGGTAATTTCCAACAATTAATTACAAGTATGATGATTGTACCGACAGTTAATGGATTAGGTAGTGACGGTACTGTAATAGATATTCAAACAAGACAACTAACTAATTTGTCAAATCTTATAACACAATTTTTAAATTATGACATTGTGTTTAAGTATGGTAATCCGGGAGGATTTGACAAAAGGTTGTTTTACACATTTTCAAAACACAATATAACGTCACCAATTACTTGGGATTATTACACGTATAACACACCAAATGGTTTACCAAGTCAAACAACATTAGCTTTGTCTCAAACAACATATTCAAGTGCTTGGAATGCTTTGAGGACATATGTTGGATTTTCTGACATACCTGAATTGACATATAAAGATAGCGGTTCATATATAACCGATTTCTTTATTGATTGTAATGTTGCGTTTACTGTTGAAAGTATAATTAATTTATATCCAATAATTAAAGTCTACGCTACTCAAAAATTAAAAGACCCAACATTGAATTATAGTAAATTCATTATATTAATTAATGATTATTTAAATGGTATAGACGAATTCAACAAAAAGATTTTAGATAATTTGATGATTAAACTTCAAAAAGAGTTACCAAATGTTAATGATACACCTCAACAAAAAACAACAAGTGTGTTAGATGGCCCACAAAGTAAAGTGGAGTTATGGGAATCATTCAAAGCGACTAATGATAAATGGATTGCGGGTAATGATTTTAAAACAAAAACATTATTTGAGGATATATTATTGTTGGATAGAGCGAGTCGTGATGTGGGGGATAAAATATTAGTTGATGTTATTAAACTAAAAGATAGGTTAACAGATATTAATGTTAAATCAAATATGTTAACTTATATTCAAACAATATTGGTTGAGAATAATTTTGTTGTTATGAATATTCCATCATATATTAATTTCTACAATGTTCAAGATGCTGTTAAAAATGCTAAACCAAATCCTGAAGGGACTTTAGAATTTGCAAACACAATGTTTGGAACTTTCTTAAATGTTGATTATAGAAACTCTTCCGCAAAAATGGTTTGTTTTTATGGTGGTAAACCAAGTGAACAATTAGATTTAAAAAATAACGTTGATTATCGTTTTAGAAATGATGCGTTTGATTTAAGACGTGCTAGTGATAATCCATTATTGGAAAACCAAATTGGAAAAAAAGATTGGGATAAATCAAACAAAGTGGTTGGATTTAATGTGGATATTGGACCTCAAAATCAATCAATATTTCAAGGGTTTAATGTGTCCCAAAATCCCGGTAAATCAACTGCGGAATCTTTGGAAGTTATTAACCAAATGGCGAATCAGTCCGGTAATAGAGGAGGTTCAACACAAAGTACTTCATTATATAACGTATACAAAAATAGAAGTTATTCTTGTACCATTACTATGATGGGGAATGCGATAATACAACCAACAATGTACTTTAACTTAAGAAATGTACCAATGTTTAGTGGTCCGTATATGATTACAAGTGTTAATCATACAATAAATCCTGGTCATTTTGAAACAGTTATTGAAGGTATTAGACAACCAACGGCATCATTACCTAAAGTTGAAAATTATTTACAATCACTTAAAACAACATTGTTAAAGACAATTATTGATAAAGTTGCTCAAGAAAAGGCTGATAAGGCGAAAGCGTCATCAACAGGAACAACTACTAATTCAAATATTAAAAAACAGACAGATAATAAAGTTAAAAATTTAACTAAACCTGTTGGAACTAAAAGTGATAATACACAAACGTGTAAACCAATTAGTGATTATGATAAGTATACTCTTGATAAACCTTCAGCGACTACTGTTAATTATTCAGATGTTATTTCAATAATATCAACAAATACTGATAACAAAATTAGATACGCAGTTTTTGCTAAGATGTATTTAAGCTCATCAAACGGGTCTAAACTTCAAACAGTTGGTCATAATTATAGTGGTGTTGATTTAAATCCATATTGGGGAGCAACAGGGGATAAATATTTTATGACTAAGTATTATTGTGATTCAAGTAATTCACCTGATGGTAAATCTCAGACAGCGTATGCCATCTTTAATAGTGTTAATGACCATATTAATTTTTTAATTGATAGATATTCAAAAAGAGTTAGTATGATTAAAACTATAGATGCTAAAGATATTGCTAAATTTTTAATATTATATTCAGATAATGGTAATCCTAAAAATGAAGATGAATACACAACAATGAATCCTACTGATATTACAAATATTGAAAGTAGAGTACAGGAAGCTATTAATATTATTAATCCGGTTACCGGTAATGTTTCGGCAGTACCACCACCGGCAAATATTCCGGTACCAACACCTTTTATTGAGAAAAAAACATTTACGAATGTCGCACCATTTTTAATAACATCATTAAAAGTTACTATAGACCCTGCTCAAGGTGCTTGGGAAATATTTTCAGCAAGATGGGATACAAAGATAACAGCTCCTTGTGATAGTGGTACAGGTACTAATATTGACCTTAGTTCAGGTCAAATTAGTGCAAATAAACAAGAGTTTTTTGTTGATACAGAATCATTGTTACAAGAATTTGAGTGTGATAAAAAAGATTATAAAGGGGATTATAATTTAAAAGTACGTTTATGGGCAAATCCTGTAACACCGGGAGGTCAACTTGATACTACAAGACAACAATCGGTGAAATCATTCTCATATAACTTTAAACTTTAATTTTTTCTTAACTAACAGATATTTATATATAAAAAGATTATGGATACAAAATCATTATTAGAGAATTACTTAGGTAAAAAAACCCGTACTACAGAAAAAGATATGGGTAACGGTTCAAAACAAGTTTGTGATTTGGATTCAGGTGATTGTTACACAATTAGAATGAAAGATGGTCTAATAGAAAGAGTTGACAATACAATGAGTCAAAATAGAAAAATACAAGTTGAAACAACAACTGGTGTAAAACAATTATTAAACGGATAAAATGAAAAAAATAGACAATAGAATTTTAGAAGAAATTGCTAGATATAATTCAATTAACAATTATATTGTAGAACAAGATGCTACATTACCTCCACCACCAGCGGCTGACCCAAATGCTCTTCCACCGGCACCGGGAGGTGATTTAGGTGCGGCCCCTGCCGACCCAAATGTTGCACCCCCTGCTCCGGCAGCACCTGCTGGTCCACAACCTGTGGATTTAGCTACGGATACTGAAGTTGAAAAAATTGGTGAAGAAGGAACTGCAGGTAGTACTGAAGAAATGGATATTACAGATTTGGTAAATTCTCAGAAAAAAGTTGAACAAAAACAAGAAGAATATTTTGATAACTTATTCAAACATTTAGATGGTTTAGAAACTAAACTTGGTGAAATGGATGGTATTATGACTAAATTAAATGATTTAGAACAAAAAATTGAAAAATATAGAGAAAAAACTCCTCAAGAAAAATTAGAATTAAGAAGTTTAGATTCAGGACCATTTAATCAAAAATTATCCGATTTTTTTGAAGATAAAGAAGATGATATGGAAAAATCAGGAAAAAATGAATATATTTTAACTCAGAACGATGTTGAAGATTATTCACCTAATGAAATACAAAAAACGTTTAGAAATTTTGGTGATGAAACTCAACCAAATTCATTTCAACAACTAAGATAGATATGACGGTCTTAGGACCGTCTTTTTTTTTACAAAACAATTTGACAAACACACGGCTGACACTTATACTTTTATAAACCTTTAAATATTTTAAACACTATGGCGACAAATTCATTAGACGCAGTTTTGGCTCAATACGAGAAAGCAAAACAAGGTAGTACTTCTTCTACCTCAAAATTTACACAAGAAGAAAGAATGAAAAAATACTTCGCGGCAATCCTTTCAGATAAGGAAACTCAAGGCCAAAGAAGATTAAGAATCTTACCAACAACAGATGGTTCTTCACCATTTAAAGAAGTTTGGTACCACGAGATTCAGGTTGATGGAAAATTCCAAAAATTTTACGACCCAGGAAAAAATGACAATGAACGTTCACCTTTAACTGAGGTTTACGAAGAACTTCGTTCAACGGGAAAAGAAGATGACAAAAAATTGGCATCAAATTATTTATCACGTAAATTCTACATTGTTAAAGTTATTGATAGAGATAACGAAGAAGATGGTGTTAAATTTTGGAGATTCAAATCTAACTACAAAAATGAGGGAATCTATGACAAAATTATTCCTATCTACAGAAACAAAGGTGATATTGCTGACCCTGAAAAAGGTAGAGACCTTATCTTAGAATTGACTAAAGCTAAAACTCCAAAAGGGGCGGTTTATACAGTAATTCAAACAGTTATGTATGATGATGCGGCTCCAATTCACGAAGACACAAAACTTTCTGAAAGTTGGGTTAACGATGAATTAACTTGGGCAGATGTTTATTCTAAAAAACCGGTTGAATATTTAGAAGCTATTGCAAGAGGTGAAACTCCAAAATGGAATTCTGATAAAGGTGGTTATGATTATGGTAACTCTGATTCTGATGAGATGTCATTTGGTGGTTCTAAACCATCGGCACCTATTGACCCACAAGCGGGTGATGAAGAAGATTCAGATATGCCGTTTTAATCAAACAAAACTTAGACATATAACTTGGACACTGAGACCTACTTAGTGTCCAACTTGTCTAAATAAACTAAAAATTAAATTAACATATAGATATGGCGATTAAAAAACACGATTTTAAGTCCATTAAGGACAAATTTTCGACATCGGCAAAATACAAACCACAAAGGTTTTTTGATTTAGGACCTGACTTTTTGGATGCGGTAGGTATTCCGGGACCAGCAATTGGACATTTAAATATGTTCTTAGGTCACTCAGATACCGGTAAGACGACAGCTTTAGTAAAATGTGCGGTTGATGCTCAGAAGAAACAAATATTACCTGTGTTCATTATTACTGAACAAAAATGGTCATTTGAACACGCAAAACTTATGGGTTTTGATTGTGAAGAAATGGTAGATGAAGAAACGGGAGAATTAGAGTGGGACGGATTTTACATCTTCAATAATAACTTCAGTTATATAGAACAAATTACCGACTACATTAATAGTTTACTTGATGCTCAAGAAAAGGGTGAATTAGATTATAGTTTGTTATTCTTATGGGATTCTGTTGGTTCAGTTCCTTGTAAAATGACTTTTGAGGGTAAAGGTGGGAAACAACATAATGCGGCGGCTTTGGCTGACAAAATTGGTATGGGTATTAATCAAAGAATTTCAGGAAGTCGTAAATCGGATTCTAAATATGAAAACACTTTGGTTATTGTTAATCAGCCTTGGGTCGAACTTCCGGATAATCCATTTGGACAACCTAAAATTAAAGCTAAAGGTGGTGAGGCTATTTGGTTAAATTCTTCATTAGTTTTCCGTTTTGGAAATGAAAAAGGTGCGGGAACAACAAAAATTACTGCGACTAAAGATAAGAGAACTATTAAATTTGCTGTTAGAACTAAAATTTCAGTAATGAAAAATCACATCAACGGATTGGGTTATGAAGATGGAAAAATTATTGTAACACCTCACGGATTCTTAGCAGGTAAAGAAACCACTGAAGAAAAAGCGTCTATTGAGAAGTACAAAAAAGAATACTCTGAATATTGGAAGAATATCATCGGAACAGATGGTGATTACGATTTGAAAGAGATTGAAGAAAAAGACTAGTAACGAATACAAACAAAAACAAGTGACTAAAACACTTTTGGTTGACGGAAACAATTTAGTAAAAATTGGATTTCACGGAGTTAAAGATTATTATCACAATGGTAAACACATAGGTGCCTTATGGCACTTTGTGAACACCATTAGACGATTCATAGAAGAACATAACTTTGATAAGGTTGTTGTTATGTGGGACGGTGATGATAACTCTTCGGCTCGAAAACTTATTTATCCCCAATACAAAGAAAATCGTAGAGACAGAGATAACGAGTATAAGTTAGATTCTTTCACTGAGCAGAAAGAAAGAATCAAACAATACTTGGAGGATTGTTATATAAGACAAATCAACGTAGATAATAATGAAGCGGATGATTTGATTGCTTACTATTGCCAAATCTCGGAGAACGAACAAAAAACCATCTATTCAGGGGATAAAGACCTTACCCAACTTATTTCCGATAAGGTGTCGGTTTATTATCCAAGAACTAAAGAGACTTACACTCTTGGAAGTAAAATTAAATGTGATTTTTACGAATTTCCTCACGAAAACATTAGAACTTATAAAATTTTATCGGGGGATAAGTCGGATAATATTGATGGGATATATGGGTTGGGTGAGAAAACACTTATTAAGTTTTTTCCTGAGATACTTGAAAAACCGGTTTCGTTTACCGATATTTTAGAAAAGGCGGAAATCCTTCTGAAGGAGAATAAGGATAACAAAACATTACAAAATTTGTTATCAGGTAAAACTAAAAGTGGGGTTTATGGTGATGAATATTTTGTTATTAATGAAAAAATCATAAATTTATCAAATCCTTTAATTAGTGACGATGCTAAAGAACTTGTTGAATTATATTATAGGGAAACTTTAGACCCTGATGGGAGGGGTCATAGAGGACTTATTAAGATGATGATGGAAGATGGGTTTTTTAAGTATCTACCAAAAGGGGATGACGCGTGGGTTAATTTTGTTAGACCCTTTTTAAAACTAACAAGAAAAGAAAAAAGAAATTTTAAAAACAATTAATTAAAACTATGAAAGACCAAGAATCGGTAAAATTAGAATTCTTAATGATGGTAAATGATAACATCATTGTGCAGAGATTTTTTAACGTGAGAGAGTTCAACAGTGAGGCAAAAAACTCATTGGAACTTTATGAATTACTTCGTGAATTTAAAGACGACATTCATACTCAATTATCATTGAAAACCGTAACGTATATGACGGACAATATGTACGAAATTATTAACAATCCGGCTATTTTGGAAACGTCTTACACTGATGGTCCGGAGTACTTTAACATCTTCATCAAACAAAATGATGTGACAATTTGTCATAGACAGGTGGACGCTAAAGTGTACCCTCCAAAGATAAGATATACTGTGGATGTACGCCCACACCTAAAAAACTTGTTGATGAACTTAACTGACATTTTTTCATCTAAAAATTTAACAAAAAAATATCTAGAAGTTACCTTAAGTGTGTAGTATTTATTATTACACTAAAAGAAAAAATATATGGCGTCAAACAAAAATTTCGAGTATCTAGGTAGTACCTTTCAGATACAATTATTAAACCAAATCATTATCGACAAAGATTTCTCAAGGTCTATTATAGATGTGATTGAAACAAGTTATTTTGAAAATAAATACTTTAAATTAATCATTCAAATGATTAAGGAGTATTACACAAAATACGAACACACACCAACCTTTGACACATTAGAACAAATTACAAAATCTGAGATACAACAACCTCTAGCGGCAAAAATCATTATTGATACCCTTACAAAAGTTAAGGAGTCTACGCTTGAAGGTGCTGAATTTGTACAAGAAAAATCAATGAAGTTCTGTAAGCAACAGGAGTTACAGAAAGTAATGGTTAAAGCTCAAAAAATCATCGATACTGGTGAATTTGAGAGTTACGACACATTAGAGGAAATGGTAAGTAAAGCATTACAAGTGGGGGAACACGATAAGGGAACGGAAAGTGTTTTTAGTAACTTAGATGATGTTCTAAATGAGGATTATCGTCATCCAATACCAATGGGTATTCCGGGTATAGATAGACTCTTAAAAGGAGGTCTTGCTAAAGGTGAAATCGGTGTTATTTTAGCACCAACAGGTGTAGGTAAATCTACTTTACTTACAAAAATCTCAAATCACGCATTTAATTTGGGGTACAATGTTTTACAAATATTCTTTGAGGATAACCCAAAGATTATTCAACGTAAACACATTACATTATGGACAAAAATCCATCCGGATGATTTGTCCTTAAAAAAGGATGAGGTTATGACTAAAGTTCAAGAGATTAAGGAAAAAATGCCTAATGAATTGATACTTAAAAAACTTCCATCTGATACTGTAACAATGATGCAAATTAAGAATCAAATTAGAAAAATGATTTCTGAAGGAATCAAAATTGATATGGTATTATTAGACTACATTGATTGTGTAGTACCTGATAAAAACTTGGGGGATGAATGGAAATCTGAAGGGTCTGTGATGAGAGGTTTTGAATCTATGTGTCACGAACTTGACTTGGTAGGGTGGACAGCAACTCAGGGTAATAGAAGTTCAATATCGTCAGATGTTGTAACAACTGACCAAATGGGGGGTTCTATTAAGAAAGCTCAAGTAGGTCACGTAATTATTTCCGTGGCAAAATCTCTACAACAAAAAGAAATGAAATTAGCAACGATAGCAATAACTAAATCCCGTATTGGTGATGATGGTGTTGTGTTCGAGAATTGTAAATTTGATAACGGTATGTTGGAGATTGATACTGAAAGTTCAGTAACATTCTTAGGTTTAGAAGAACAAACCGAAGAAAGAAATAGACAGAGAATCAAGGACTTGTTAGACAAGAGAAAAGAAAAAAACCAACAACAAATTAATTAATATGAAAGAAAAAATATTAGAACCAAACAATGACAGATTCGTTATCTTCCCTATCGAACATAACGACATATGGGAATTTTATAAACAACATCAAGCAGCTTTTTGGACGGCAGAAGAAGTAGATTTATCTAATGATATTAGAGATTGGGAAAACCTGTCGGATAATGAAAGATTTTTCCTTAAAAACATATTGGCGTTCTTCGCAGCGTCTGATGGTATAGTGAATGAAAACTTAGCTGAGAATTTCTTAAAAGAGGTTCAATATGCTGAAGCAAAGTTCTTTTACGGATTCCAAATTATGATGGAGAACATTCACTCTTTAATGTATTCATTATTGATTGACACATATGTGTCTGATGAGACAGAGAAAGACGAATGTTTCCACGCAATTGATAGATTACCTGCGGTTCAAAAGAAAGCTAAATGGGCTCTTGATTGGATTGAAAACTCTTCTTTTCAAGAAAGATTAGTCGCTTTTGCTGCGGTGGAAGGAATCTTTTTTTCAGGTTCATTCTGTTCAATCTTTTGGATGAAATCAAGAGGTATTATGCAAGGATTATGTAATGCTAATTCATTAATCTTTAAAGATGAGAACTTACATTGTGATTTTGCTATCCATTTGATTAATAATCACGTTGAGAACAAACCAACGGAGAAAAGAATTAAAGAAATCTTACTATCTGCGTTAGAAATTGAAAAAGAATTTATTACAGAATCATTACCAGTATCTTTAATTGGTATGAACTCAAACTTGATGAAACAATATCTTGAATTTGTTACTGATGGTTTATTAGTTAAATTTGGTTGTAAAAAACAATTTAACGTAGAACAACCATTTAAGTTTATGGAACAAATTGCTGTTGAGACTAAAGGAAACTTTTTTGAATCAAGAACTATGGAGTATCAAAAAGCTAAATTGGGCGAGTCATTAACATTTACAGACGATTTTTAATATGATGTCATTAAAGATAAGAAAAAGAGGGGGGGACGAAGTTTCGTTCAACCCCCAAAAAATTTATAATAGAGTTAAACGAGCGGCAAGAGGATTAAATGTAAATGCTGATGAGGTGTTCATTAAGGTGATTACATCAGTTCCAACAGAGGGTGTTATTACAACCAAAGAGTTGGATAAGTTAGTTTATGAGATTGCTGCAGCATATACCGGAAGTCATCACGACTACTCAAGATTAGCATCATCTGTTGCTATTTCTGCGTATCATAAAGAAACTGATGAAAGTTTCTGTAACACAATGCACACATTACACGTTGACGGTATTATTAACGATAAGTTAATGGAAACTATCGAACAATATGGTCCTGAAAATATTGATTCTGTAATTAATCACGAGAATGATTACAATTTTGATTATTTTGCGTGGAAATCATTACAAGAAATGTATTTGTTAAAAAATCCTGAAGGTAGAGTAATTGAAAGACCTCAACATATGTATATGAGAGTGGCTTTATGGGTTACTAAATCATTTGAACAAGCGGTTGAGTATTATCAATCATTATCAAATCAAGTTATATCTCCTGCGACACCGATTATGATTAACGCGGGAACTAAAACTCCTCAACTAGCGTCTTGTGTATTGAAATACAATCACGGGGATTCAAGAGAAGGTTTGTTACAAACATTAAATGATATTTCAACTTATTCATCTGATGCTGCTGGTATTGGATTATGTATGTCTAACATTCGTAGTAAAGAAAGTCGTATTAACTCATCAGGTGGGTTTGCGGGTGGTTTATTGAAATACCTTAAAATTGTTAATGAATCATTACGTTTCTTTAATCAACAAGGAAGAAGACCGGGTAGTGCAGCTATCTACATTGAACCTTGGCATAAAGACATCATTGATTTACTTGAAATTAAAAAGAACACAGGGGCTGAAGAGTTAAGAGCTAAAGATTTATTTACATCAGTTTGGTTACCAGACAACTTTATGGAAGCGGTTAAGAATAATTCTGATTGGTATTTGTTCTGCCCTAACGACATTAAAAAGGCGGGTATCAAACCATTACAGGAAACTTATGGTGATGAGTATGAATCAAACTACAACAAAGCAGTTGAACTTGGTCTTGGTAAAAAAGTGAAAGCCCAAACAATTTGGAATAAAATTATTGAATCTCAGGTTGAAACCGGAGTTCCTTACTTATGTTCTAAAGATAGTGCGAATAGAAAAACTAACCATCAAAACATTGGGGTGATTAAACAATCTAACTTATGTAATGAGATTTACCAATATACTGATGAGAATACTACAGCAATCTGTACATTATCATCTATGGTATTGAAAAACTTTATTGTTAAAGGTGAGTTTGATTTCAAATTACTTTATAGTGAAGTTAGAAAGGTTGTTAGAGCACTTAACAAAGTTGTTGACATCAATAGTTATTCAACCGAACAAGGTAGAAAAGGTGGTTTAGAACAAAGAGCAATTGCAATTGGAACTCAAGGTCTTGCTGACGTATTTTTCTTAATGGATTATATCTTTACATCTGAAGAGGCAAAACAATTAAACAAAGAAATTTTTGAAACAATCTACTTCGCGGCAATCACCGAAAGTATGGAATTATGTAAATCAGGTGAATACAAACCATATGAATTCTTCAAAGGGTCACCAATGTCAAAAGGTATATTCCAATTTGATATGTGGGGATTAGATTACGAAGGATTAGGAAGAATGTGGGATTGGGACTCACTTAAGTTAGAAGTATCCAATCACGGGGTTTGTAATTCGTTATTCACGGCTCAGATGCCAGTTGCGTCTTCTGCTAAGATTACAGGTTCATTTGAAATGACAGAACCGGCTCACTCGGCATTATTTAATCGTCGTGTAGTTGGGGGAGAAATTTTAATTGTTAATAAATACTTAATTAGTGATTTTGAGAAAATAGGTATTTGGTCTGAAGATTTGAAAAATGAAATCATTATGAATGAAGGGTCAATTCAAAATATTAACTTTAATAATTATCTTGACCAAGAAGATAAGAATTACAATAAAAAAGTTAAAAGAATTGAACATTTAATTCCAAAATACAAAACAATTTGGGAGATATCTCAAAGAGAACTTATTGATATGGCAGCCGATAGAGCACCATTCATTGACCAATCACAATCAATGAATATCTATATGTCTAACCCAACATTATCAAAGATTTCGTCATCACACTTCCATTCTTGGGGTAAAGGATTGAAAACTCTTTGTTATTATGTTAGAACAAAGGCGATATCAACCGGAGCTAAACACTTAGCGGTTGATATCTCAAAAGTTGGTCAATCAAAACCGATTGAAAAACCAACAGTTGATTTAACACAAAAACCAACAGATACGGAATTTGAATGTTTCGGATGTGGTTCTTAATAAGAATATAAATCACGACTTTGGTCGTGATTTTTTATTTTGGGGGTATTTATAAAAAATAGTGACGACACTATATTTATAGTTATGGCAGATGGAACAACATACGGTTTAACTTTTCCTTTCAGAGATTCTTTTGAGGGGAAATATTTAGATTTATCAAACACAACGGAAAAAGAAATTAGAAATAATTTAATACATCTTTTGTTAACAAGAAAAGGTACAAGATATTATTTACCGGATTTTGGAACAAGATTATATGAATTTCTTTTCGACCCATTAGACGCACCTACGTTTTCACAAATAGAATCTGAAATACGTGATGCTGTTGACCTATATATGCCAAATTTAAAACTTACAAGTATTAATATAACTGCGGCGTCAGATGGTCAAGAGGATAAAGGGTCTTATATTAATGGTGAAAATGATAGAGTTTTTAGAGTACCTGGTATTGCTCAATTAGAACATACCGCTAAAGTTAGAATTGATTATGTTATTACAGATGACGTATTTAATTCTAGTGATTTTGTAATAATTAATATATAATATTATGGCTAATAAAAAGATTTCATATACAACTAGAGATTTCCAATCAATAAGAACGGAACTTATAAATTTTACTAAAACTTATTATCCTGAAACTGTTCAGAATTTTAATGACGCGTCAGTATTCTCGGTTTTATTAGACCTTAATGCTGCGGTAACAGATAACTTACAATTTAATATTGATAGAAGTATCCAAGAAACAGTATTACAATATGCTCAACAAAGGTCATCAGTATTTAACATTGCAAAAACTTATGGATTAAAAATACCGGGAATGAGACCATCAGTTTCTTTAGTTGACTTTTCAATCACAGTACCGGCTTATGGTGATAAAGAAGATTTAAGTTATTGTGGGGTATTGAGAAGAGGTTCTCAATTTAATGGAGCAGGACAAGTTTTTGAAACAGTATATGAAATTGATTTCGCGTCACCGATTAATTCTGAAGGATTTCCAAATAGATTAAAAATACCAAATTTTGATTCAAATAATAAGTTATTAAATTACACTATAACTAAGAGAGAAACTGTTGTTAACGGGTTGACTAAAGTATTTAAAAAAGTTGTTACACCAAACGATGTTAAACCTTTTTATGAATTGTTTTTACCTGAAAAAAATGTATTAGGTATTACCGGAGTTTTATTAAAAGACGGGACACAATATAGTAATGTACCTTCATCTCAAGAATTTTTAGGTACTGATAATAAATGGTATGAGGTTCAAGCATTAGCGGAAGACCGAGTATTTGTGGAAGACCCGACAAAAGTATCGGATAGTCCCGGTATTAAAGTTGGAAAATACGTACAGACAAGTAATAAATTTATTTCGGAATTCACACCTGAAGGGTTTTTAAAAATGACATTTGGCGGGGGTAATCAATCTGCAGATGAACAATTAAGAGAATTCGCGGCAAATGGTTTTATGTTAAATTTAAACAAATACTCAAATAATTTAGGGTTAGGCAGTACGTTGAAAGCAAATACAACACTATTTGTTCAATATAGAGTTGGTGGTGGTACAGGAAGTAACTTAGGTGTTAATACTATTACTCAAGTAGGTACAATATCATTTTTTGTTAATGGTCCTTCTGAGAGTATGAATACGACAGTAGTTAACTCATTAAGATGTACAAACGTTGTGGCAGCGATAGGTGGAGCTGACTTCCCAACAACGGAAGAAGTAAGAAATTTAGTTTCTTATAATTTTTCTTCTCAAAATAGAGCGGTTACGGTTAATGACTATGAGTCAATTATTAGAACGATGCCGTCTCAATATGGAGCTCCCGCAAAAGTTTCAATTACAGAAAACAACAATAAAATCATTGTACAGATGTTATCGTATGATGAATCCGGAGCATTAACAGAGGTTGTTTCAAACACTTTAAAAAATAATGTTGCAAATTACTTATCCAATTATCGAATGATAAATGATTACGTTTCAGTTCAAAGTGCTAACGTAATTGATTTAAGTGTAAATGTGGATGTTGTTTTGGATAACTCTCAAAATCAAGGAACTGTTATATCTCAATTAATAACGGTGGTTTCTGATTATTTTAGTCCGTCAAATAGACAAATGGGTCAAAACGTTAACGTTTCAGATTTAAAAAGATTATTACAAAATGAAAATGGGGTTATAACTATATCTGACGTACAATTCTTTAATAACGTTGGTGGTCAATATTCATCATCTCAAACGTCACAAAGATATTCTGACCCAACAACAAGACAAATTGAATTAATTGATGAAACCATTTATGCGGAACCAACCCAAAGTTATCAAATTAGATATTCTAACAAAGATATTAATATTAGAGTTAAAAATCTTAAAAC